CCCAATAATTGGTCTTTTGTAAGAGGACGTGACAATAATTTTTTTGATTTATTTAGTTTCAACTGTTCAAACGATCGTTTTAATTTAATATTTTCCTCTTCGTCATCCTCCTCTTCATCTTCATCTTCCTCTTCATCTTCGTCTTCCTCTTCTTCACTTACATCCTTATGAGTTTTTAACTTGGGATTTCGTCTACGATGTTTGCGATTCGATTGGCGGGTACTAACACCAGGTGTTGTTGATTTGTGCTTCATTTTCCCCTTTTTTTCTTGCTTTTTAAAATCCCTGATTTTTTTAAGTTGTTTTAATTTTTCTTTTTTGGATTTTAAGGGAAATATATCTAAAATCATTTTATTGATTTCTTTAGCAGACACATCGGGATTCTCAAGAACGGTTGCTTCTACGTAATCGTATTCGCTTTCATTTTCGCTGTCTGAAAAGTCCTGTTTGTTTTTTTTCGACATATTTTTATGTTTATCGGAATCACGGGTCATTATTTAATAATAAAATATATTGTTTATATTATTTTTTTTATTAAAATCAATTTTGTCGAATATATCATTTATAAAATACGTAAATTAAAACAGATAAAATTGATATAAAAATAATATCTATAATCTCTTATAAATATAAAGATGAGTTATTCAGGAAAAAGTAGCGATTTAAACCCGTCTAAAATTATTGGTATACAATTCAGTGTACTAAGTCCTGAAGAGATACGAAAGGGATCTGTTGCTGAAATCACAAGTCGCGATACATATGCAAACAACAAACCATGTATCGGTGGATTATTTGACCCGCGCATGGGAGTATTGGATCCTGGACTTTTATGTCCAACAGATGGTTTAAACTATATGCAGACGCCGGGATATTTTGGTCACATTGAATTGGCTCGTCCTGTATTTTACATTCAGTATATTGAAATGGTGAAGAAATTATTGAGATGTGTTTGCTTTAAATGTAGCAAATTACAAATCAATAAAGAAAAGCACAAACATATATTAAAAATGAGTACAAAAGACCGATGGGATTATGTATTTTCAGTGGCAAGTAAAGTATCACGATGTGGAGAAGATATACATGGTGGATGCGGTGCCTTACAACCACGCAAAATATACAAGCAAGATTTAGCAAATATTTACGCGGAATGGGAAAATCAAAATAAAATTAAAAATATGGACGGAGAAGTCAATGAAAAACCAACCATACGAATTACACCAGAAATGGTAATTAAAATGTTTCGTCGATTTACAGACGAAGATATTAATTTTATGGGATTTAGCCCAATTTGGTCTCGTCCAGAATGGTTTATATGTCAAGTATTAGCGGTTCCCCCTCCATCGGTTCGTCCGTCTGTTAAACACGACGCGCAACAGAGAAGCGAGGATGATATATCTCATATTATAGTCCACATCATTAAAATTAATAATACTTTAAAAGACAAGATGAAAAACAATGCCCCGGAAAAGCAAATCGAAAACTGGTCAACTGTTCTTCAGTATTATGTAGCAACTATGGTAGACAATCGAATTCCCGGGGTAGCATCAGTAGCACAGCGATCAGGAAGAGCATTAAAATCCATCAAAGAGAGACTGGTTGGAAAACAAGGTCGTGTCAGAGGGAATTTAATGGGAAAGCGAGTAGATTATAGTGCTCGTTCGGTTATTGGTCCCGACCCCCAACTTAGTATACGTGAATTGGGGGTTCCACTTAAAATCGCCAAAAACATAACTTTTCCAGCAAAGGTTAACGAACGCAATATTAACTTCCTAACAAAACTAATGTTGAACGGACCAGATAAATATCCTGGAGCAAATATATTACAGCGTGAAAATGGAGAAAGTATTTCATTGAGGTATGTAGACAGAAACTCAGTAAAATTGGAACCAGGAGATGTGGTTCACCGCCATATGTTGGACGGGGATCCAGTATTATTTAACAGACAACCTACACTACATAGAATGTCTATGATGTGTCATATTGCCAAGGTCATGAAGGTAGGTAATACATTTCGTATGAATGTAGCAGATACTAAACCATACAATGCTGATTTCGATGGGGATTAAATGAATCTACATATGCCTCAAGATGAGCAAAGTCAGGCAGAATTGTTGCATTTGGCAGCTATTCCACACCAAATAATTAGTCCTGCCAATAACGCATCTATTATTGGTATATTTCAAGATTCATTACTTGGGTGCTACCGGTTTACACGTAGCGGCGTCCAGTTTAATTCAAGAGACGCGATGAATTTAATGATGACAAACAACAAACCCAATGTAGAATTATTTAAAGACCCAAACAAAATGACTACTAATTTTGAGTTGTTATCTCAAATATTCCCTCCTCTTTCCACTAAATTTGCTAACAAGCAATTTGATGGAGATGAAGACCGGAAAACAAGTAATAATATTGTTGAAATTGTAAATGGTAAATACATTAGAGGTCAAATGGACAAGGGTGTTTTGGGAGGTGGTTCAAAAGGATTTATTCAAAGTATATTCAATGACTTTTCACATCGTAGTTCATCTGACTTTATAGACAATTTACAATTCTTGGTAAACGACTACATGAAAACCAGTTCATACAGTGTTGGTGTAAGTGATTTAATAGCAGATGACAATACTAATGAGAAAATTACAACCGTGATGTCGTCAAAGAAAAAGGAAGTGTATAATTTAATTGACCAGTTGCACTTGTCTGTATTTGAAAACAATACGGGAAAATCAAACTCGGTTGAGTTTGAAACAAAGGTAAATTCAATTTTAAACAATGCTCAAGAAGAAGCAGGTAAAATTGGTAGAAAAAGTTTATCAAAAGACAATAGGTTCTTGATTATGGTAAATGCGGGTAGTAAAGGAAAAAATGTAAATATCCTTCAAATGGTGTCCTGCTTGGGTCAGCAAAATGTAGATGGTAAGCGTATACCATATGGATTTGAAGATAGAACATTGCCTCATTTTAAAAAATACGATGATTCTCCAGAAGCAAGGGGGTTTGTAGAAAGTTCATTTATACAGGGTCTAACACCAGAAGAATTATATTTCCATGCTATGGGTGGTCGTGTGGGATTGATTGATACAGCTGTAAAAACGTCTCAAACCGGATATATTCAGCGTAGGTTAATTAAAGGGTTGGAAGATTTAAAACTAACATATGACATGACTGTTCGCAATAACAAAAATAAGGTAGTTCAGTTTGCTTACGGCGATGATAATATATCTCCAATGAATGTAGAAAATCAAGGGTTGCCTTTGGCGAAAATGACGTTGGAAGATATTTACATGCATTATCAAATTCCACAGAACATTAAAAATGAAGATATATTGTCCGTGTTTACTAAATCAACTATTAGTAAAATGAAGAAGGAAAAGGTAAAATTAAATAATAAAACAAAAAAAGTAATTGATACGATGGTTAATATCAGGGATGATTTAATTACACACGTCTTTAATTATGAAGGCAAGTCAGTTGTTCATATTCCGGTTCATTTTACTAGATTGATGAATAATGTAGTCGAACAATTGTCGTTGGGAAGTAATATGGTAGATATTACTCCTTTGGATACTTACAATATTATCGATGAAACGTATAAACGGTTAGAGCAAAACGCCTTATCCAAACCAACGGAATTATTTAAAATTGCGTGGTATTTTAACTTATCTCCTAAAACGCTATTGGTAAAACATAGATTTACCAAGAAAGCGTTGATGGTTTACATGGAAATGTTAGTTTATAATTACAAAAAGGCAATCGCACATCCAGGCGAGATGTGTGGTATGATTGCTGCCCAAAGTATTGGTGAACCAACTACGCAAATGACACTAAATACATTTCATTTTGCTGGTGTTGCTAGCAAATCCAATGTAACTCGAGGTGTTCCTAGAATTGAAGAAATTTTGTCTCTTTCAGAAAATCCGAAAAATCCATCCGTAACTATTATGTTAAATAAAGAAGACAGAGAAAATATTGAAAAAGCACAAGAAATAAAGTATAAATTAGAATACACCAACCTGCGTGATATTGTAAATACGGTAACTATATGCTTCGACCCTAAATTAGACGAAACACTATTAGAAGACGATAAAGAATTAGTCGATAAATTCTTGACGTACGAATCGTTGTTAAGCAATATTGGAGTTGAAACTGAAACAAGCAAATGTAATTCCGGGTTTTCCAAATGGATATTGCGATTTGAAATGTCTCGAGAGTTGATGTTGGATAAAAATATTAGCATGGACGATGTGGATTTTGCTATCCGAAATTCTATGAAAGAAGAGGTTCAGTGTGTATTTAATGACTTTAATGATAAAAAGTTAATATTTAGAGTGCGTCTTATCAGTAAAGAAAAATATAAGTTGAAATCATTGGATCAAACCGATGAAATATTTAAACTGAAACATGTTCAGAACATTATGCTGAACAACATCATACTTCGTGGTGTAAAAAATATTCCAAAGATTGTTTTAAGAAAGATAGTAAGTCATATGACAAAGGAAAATGGAAATTATGTTCCAAAGGATATATGGGTGTTGGATACGGTTGGAACAAATATGATTGATATATTGGCACAAGACGACATTGATGTAAATAATACAACCAGTAACGATATTCAAGAAGTATATCGAACATTAGGAATTGAAGCTGCTCGCCAAGCAATTTATAACGAGTTACTGGAAGCAATTAGTTTTGATGGAACGTATATTAATTATCATCATACGTCTATGTTGGCAGACAGAATGACATATTCTAAAAAGATGGTAAGTATATTTAGACATGGTATTAATAATGATAATATTGGACCAATAGCAAAGGCTTCGTTTGAAGAAACACCAGAGATGTTCTTAAAAGCAGCCAGACATGCTGAGTTGGATTTGATGACTGGAGTGTCTGCGAATATCATGTGTGGACAAAATGGATATTTTGGAACTGGTAGTTTTCAAGTATTGTTGAATACGCAAAAATTATCGATGGTTCAATCTTCTTCGGAATACAAGAAACAATCGTCTATTGACGACATATTGGAAGAAGAAGACCCTACTAACGAATGTAGTATCAATAATATATCAATTGGAAGTTCTACCACCAACCTAAATGAAGTAAATACAGGAACATTGGACGATGATTATGATTTGGATTTGTAGGTAAATTTCAATAAATAAAATAACTATAATACAAATAATAAATAAATAACACAATCATTTATTTATTTTTAATCCAGAACATATTTCTGTATATAATATTATATTATCTATATGTACTAAAGAATTCAATGTCAAATATTTCTTATTATATTAAAAAGGTATACAACAAAAACAATCAAATAATACCAATTAATATTTTTTTAACAAAGGCAAAAAGCGATATGATATTTTTTTATACTAAATGCACCATAAATGGAGAGGTAATGCCTGATGATAATAATTACGAAAGAATATTGATGTCTAATTATATAAAAGCAAAAAAAACAAAAAACGCAATGAATAGATTAAGTTACTTATATAAGTTAAGAAACGCAAAACAAAGTATTTATCGTGATTTATTTTTTAATGATTTAAATATTATTAAATCCCATCAACAAATAGAGTTGTATTCTAATAATACGATTTATTATTTTAGATTAAGTGATATTGTAAACATGTGGGTTAGTTGTTTAACTAAGTGTGAAAATATGTTTTGTACTCCAATGAACATGAAGAATCCTTATACCAATATTGTATTTTCAAATCATAATTTGTACAATATATATTTAAGTTTATTATACAGTCATTTTCACATACCGAAATGGGTCACTCTTTATTTTGAGGTAGAGTTTGATTTAGACCGGTTTACATACGATAATTATACAACATTAAAGGAGTTGGCAATAGATGATTTTATGGATAATGGTTCTATATTTGAAAAGTTTGAGAACATTTTAAATATGATGCACGAATACCGCGTGTATTTAAATTATATAGTGATACGCACACCATTTACTTTTCGAGAAAAATCCAATATTGTAAAAAAACTGTCTTCCTATTTAAAACATTATTTATACGGGGAATACTGTTGTCATCCATTGAAAAAGAAAAGAAGTAAAAACATGGCCAAACGCGGAATTAAACGATATTTCGATAGCAACGATGATATTTCATATTACAGGGAGCAACCACCGATACATTTATCGGATTTAAATGCAGAGCTTAGTTTATCATCGAGAATATCAAGAATATTGACACGTTCTAGCGAAGAATTAAATACACCATCCATTATGCCTCCGCCATTGTCTCTATCAACTGACGAAGAAGCAATAAATACAGGAGAAACTACCGATACTTCTAGAAATTTAAATTTAACAATTCGTGAAACCAGACCGGACTCTATTGTCCAACCTCAACCATTGCGCGTTGGACTCCGAAATAGGTCACGTAGACAGTCTCCTACATCAGTTATTCAATCGATAACTACCGACAATAGAAATTCAACAATTAATGTTGATTATAGAAGAGGTAGTTTATTTCATTTAAATTTAAACAATAGAAATTCACAAACACCATTTACACCGACCTTTACATTAAACAGAACACCAAATAGTAGAAATGATAGCAACTCCAATACAGTTAGTAATTTAGGTATGAGAATGTTTAATAGGTAATGTGTATAAGAAAGTATTGTATAATATATAATTATTATACAATATATAGGTACCATACATGCTTTATTATAATGTTAATTTTAGTTTTTCCCTTTTGCCCATTTTCTGTTTTAATTGTCTAAACATCTGGAGTTCATTTTTGGACATTTGATAAATAGATGGTTCGTTGGTTGTTGATTTAAAAATCATATCTATATATTGTTTTATATTAGGGGTTAGACTATGGTTTATTAATTTTTGTATATATTCTTTGTTAATATCTATTTTATAATAATCTTCGGTATTTTTCATTAGTCCAACATCGAACGGTATGTTGTATTCTTTTGTGTAATATTTATTAAACCCTTGGTTATTTTTAACACCTTCTTTGTTGTAATAATCACTTAAACGAAATTGTATATACCCTACTACATAACAAAAATTATCCTTGTTTTTATTGGTGTACAAATTGTTTTTAATGTTTTTTATTTCAGTATCACCAACTGGTTTACCTAACTTATTAGTATTAAATGTGGTATACAATGGATCATAATATTGGATCTTTGATTTTTTATACAACGATGGTTTGTTTTTATCAGTTGTTCCGTGTATAACACACGGTAACTTAAAATAATCACATAATAAATACAATTCAAATTCCGTAACATAATAATCTTTGTTGGATATGATATTAAATAAGTGAGTCCATTGCGAGTCCTCTATTTCCTCTATAATAGACCAAACCGACGTAGCACTTGTTTGGTGTGTCATCTCTAATATTTGAAAATAATTTGGGGTTGATGTAATTGCCCCTGGTTTTGTTACAAACATTGTATCATCATTGATACCTTTAAGAATGGAAACTAATGTTTTACATAAATCCATTTTTGAAATATTTGTATTGTAATAATCTTTGTATATTTCTTGAATTACATTCCAGGAGCAATTTTCCTTACTATTCCCCTTTACTCCTTCAATACGAGGGGCAATTAATTTATAATATTTTAAATAGGAATTTAATTGGTAATTGTTGAATACTTTCGATATTATATTTTTGTTTTTATTAAATTTGGCAACGCATGTGTTTAATGTATCGACCACATCATTTAATATATATTTATCTACATCATTGGGTGCTTTAATTGTATTATGTGGTGTGATATGTCGAAACGGTATTTCCATACCTTTATCTTGATCAATATATTTGTTGTAATTTATATTAAACATAGTTTTGTATGATTTTGAAATAATTGGTTTTGTAAACCCGTCTTGATTTAAATTAATATATTTATTTTTTGTTTCTAGGGTAACATTTGTTAGATAATTATTAAACATTTCTTCTTCTAATATAATCACCTCAGTATCATTAATAGAATAGCGTGTAACATCAATCGAAGTAGTACTTTTATTGTATATCATATAATCCCTTAATCTAGGATATCGTATTAATTCATCAATTAATTTTATTAGATATTTGTCCTTATTGTTAGATTTGTCCGTTAAATTTTTACTAGGAAGGGCAATTGCTGTTTTGTTTGATATACATATATTAATGTCTTGACGTACCTTTTTGTATAATTCATTTAAAACAGATGGGGTGTATATTACAAAATTTACTTGTTTTTCTGTTATAACCTTATCTACTATTTTTTTAACTTGTTTAAATTTGTCTTCATACTGTTTTAATGTATCAGATGTTTTTGCTTTAATAGTTGTATCCAGCATATCAATTAACTGTTGTCGTAAATTACCATTGCTTTCTTGTCCAATGTATTTTTTAAATGTATTGCGATAACAATTGTAAAAGTTCTTCTCTAATAAAAAGTTTCGTATAATAATAATTCGTTCAATGTCTTCAGTTGTTTGTTTCATAATATCTTTGTCCGAAAAATATTCATTGTTTTCTTTTATATCAATTACGCTTTTTGTTTTAGAAATAACTTTGTTGTTACGGTCTTTTAAAACAAATAGTTTGGCATCATAATCGTATTGTTTTGTTGGGACCACCTGATTTGTTTCTGTAATAAGTCCAGTTACATTGGTTCCATCCGTTATTAGTATTTTTATTGGAAGACATGGTAATTTATGTTTTCTTGCCAATGTAGTTAATATGTTAAATGTATCAACCGCATCAAATAATATTTTTGGAGAGTCGAAATATTCATAGTCCATATCTATAATAATAGGAGAAGGATGACACGGTATGTAAATATTGGTATTGTTTACCTTTGCTATAATACCAACCGTTTTGTAATTGTAATGGATTACTTGCTTTAATACCGTAGCGGTGTCATTATTTTTGGATGTATTTTTATTGTTTATTGATAGTATGGTTTCTATTACTTTTTTTGCAGAAACGTTGCGCCGATAATCATATTTATCTGGTATACTTGGTTTCAAACTACATCCTTCCACCATTTTATTTTTAATATCGGTAAATAATGTATGAAGTAATGTTTCGGATATTAATGTTTGATAGTCGAACAATGCCTTTATTGAACCATTTGTGTTGTTATACAATACAATCGGTTCAAAGTATAACCCTTCTTTATACAACATAATAGTGGGTTTAAATTCTGAAAAGATTTCATTGGTAAAAGTATGTTTTGGGCAAATAATTTCGATTTTATCGGTAACATCGTCTTGTGGAGCATTAAATATAACTAAGTTAACTCCATTTTCAAATACAACACCCGCGTTGTTTTTATCTATTGGTTTACATACAAAGTCCCATAAGTAGTTATAGTCTATTTTTATAGTATCATCTTTTAAATATTCCATAAAATTGACATATGAATTAATAAGTTTCTCTCCCACTTGTTCAATTAAAACATAATCGTTTATAATATTTTCGTTGATGGATTTAACTATCCGTTCTTTTGTTTTTTTGTCAACTGGTTTGGATTTGTTATAAAATAAATCGATAAGAGACCCTTTAAACGCAATAATAAACTTGGACAATGTTATGTTTTTTCTTAAATTATTTTTAAACTGAACTAGTGATTTGTTTTGAATAGCTGCGATCGTTTCGATAAAGGATTGATTGTTGTTTTTACGAATGCCTAAACGAAGCAAACATGAAGATGTAGGTTTTAAAGTATAATCATTTGGTGGATTATTGTAGCATATAGAAGCGGTATCGTATTGTATAAATTTTTGTAGCGATGGTTTCAAATATCCAAACGACCCTGGCGTTTTCAATGGAAATTCAAATAAAAAAGGTTTTATCTTTGTTTTTTTACGGATGGGGGATTTATTGTCCTTTTTCTGTTTACGCCTTATAAATTCGGATAAACGAGTTTGGTCTTTTGTAATTGTTAAATCATCATCTACTGTCTTTTTCCCCATAGACATTTGAGTCAACGTATTATCTTTTTGAGTTATGCCTATCTTTTCCCCCACAGATAGGTTGATTGGACTAGTTTTATTGGAGCATTCCTTATACCGTTTGTTATTTTTTGATCTAGCAAGTATTTTATCAATATCATTTCGAGTTGGGTTTTCAGGAGTGTTTTTGTTTTTTGGGATTAAGTCTAATTTGGATAATTTGGATGGGTCATTTGATTGTTTGCCAATATCAATTATTTTAACACGATTGCCTTGTTTTGTAATTTTAAAGGACGGTCCGAATCCTTCCCATTGTTTTACAAACTCCTTAACCTTTGCATCGTTTTCAAATGTCTTATCCACAATAATGTCTCCTTTTTTGTTTCCAGGAGTGTATAAGTGTTCAAAGTATAGTTTTTGCCCTTTGCCTTTTTCGTTTCGTGAATCTGTAGATTCATCAGGGAACCCATCGTAATCCAATGGAACTTGAGAACAACATGGAGCACAAAACCCCTTTGGGTGATTTTTATCTTTTTGGAAAAAAGGGTAAAGGGGTTTATACACAAGAGGATTATTTGTTTTACTTGGATTATGAAGTCGATCATCGGTTAATTCTACAATTCGTTTGCTTGGAAGAAGTGATTTTGCTTTTTTGGGATTTAATGCATCCCATCCACCACATTCACCTTCATTAATTTGTTTAAAAGATATACTTCTCGATTCATTGTTGTCATCTTTAAAGCACCAATAACGAGGACATATGTAATTATATCCATTATACTTGATGTGTCCATCGTATGATTTTGAGTTAGACGTTTTATCTGCTGTATTAATTTTATTTAGTTCTTCATCGTTCAATATGATAGGTTGTTTTTTATATTGCCATTGACACGTTTTGGAATACTTTACATAATTTTTATTTTTCTCGTCTTGTTTCGACATTACAAATATACCGGGTTGTCGTTTTCGTAACCGATTGGTAAACCAGTTTTTAGAACCCTTTAATTTTATAGAAGTGAGGTCTAACATAGGGTTATTTTTCTTGTTTCCACCAGAAAGAGAAAGTGACGGAGATTCTTCTTCGTCTAAGTTGCCTGAAAGTGAATCGAGACCAATACTTAAACTATTGCTATTACTAACACTTTCTTTATTTTCAGGTTCATTGTCTGGAGTTTCAATATCTTCTGAATGGATAGAGTCGTTCGGACTTTTATTGATATTTTCTTCATCCTCTTCATCGAATCCACTCATTAAATCAAACAAATCATCATCATCATCATCGCTGTCAAACCCTATTTTTGCGTCTTCCAATGGATTTTCATATATTTCTTTAATGTTCTCTATTTTTTTTTCTTTGATTTTTTTTGTACATTCAGGCAATGGTTCTTTTAATTGACTAATGTTTACCAGAGCAATCAAATAACGTTTAATAATATCATTCGTTAAATATGTAATGTCGTTTATGTTTTTAATTTCAAACAACCGCTGTAATTTTACATTTACGTAATCAATGTTTTTGGTTTCAATGTGTATATTAAAACCAGGGTTGTCTTCAACTTTAAGTTTTCTATTTTCAAAAGCATCGGCAGCCAGGCGTATTTCTTTTAAAAATCCGTCCATTATTTCTACTGCTTTTTCTTCGATTAAATTAAAATTACTCATTACCAAACGTTTTATTTCTTCAATGGAAATCGCTTCTTGAAGTTTCGTATTGATGAACGATTGAATATCGTTCATTTTTTGGTAGAAAGATACGCGTTTGTAAGTGATGTCGTATGTGTTCTTTTTTTTGTTGTTATTTATTACTGAAAATACAGATGAAGTACATTTAAGATTTTTAAAGGTTAGTGCTTCAATGTAGTTGCTTGAATATATAACGTCTATGTTGTTTAATTCTACATTATTATCATTAAAAGTTTCAAAATGATAAATGCTTTTTTTTTGAACAAACGCATTGATTGGTTTAATGATTTGGGTTTTAATGATGGGACAGAATATCGTCTGCAACTTGTTGATGTCGTATTTATTATTGCATGATAGTTTAACTTGAATATCCCCATTGTCTAGTAAAATACAGTACAATTCTTCTTGTATAGGAGATTTTGATAAGTGATTAAGATCTAAATAAAAACCAATACGATTTGTATATAAAATATTGGATGCTATTTGTTTAATTTTCCTATTATTTTGATTGTTTTCTACGTATAACGATGGAATTTTAAGACCTTTGTTGGAAATATAATCGTTTGTGTATAATCTATAAATACTTTCTAATTCTTTACCCGGATTGTATTTCATAAGAGGCATTAATTTACTGGAATTTATTTTTTTAAAGATAACTTCTAATGGAAGTTGTAATGGTTCCATAGGGTGGATTGTAAAATAAATGGAGTTTATGTGGTATGTTAAGGGGTCATTTGGATTGGTTGAATATTTGTATAACAAATCGATATTTTTGTTGTAATCTGTAAATACACTATTAAATTCTTTTTCGGAAGTGGATTTTAATTTTACCTTTGAAGATTCAATAGCGTCCAATGATGTTATTTTTTGATTGTATAATGCAGGAAAATACAATTGAAGTAGGTAGTTTTCTGGAACATTTATATTTTGCTGTTTGAAAAACCCAAGCACTTCATTCGCAAAACAAAAGTAGATATCATCGCCTTCTGGTTTGTATTTAAACAATAGTTTTTTGTTTTCGGTACTTACAAATTTTTTCATGTCGTTCACAATATTTTCGTCTTGTTTATCGCATAAAAAAGGATTGTGGTGAAACATGTATTTTTTTCTATGAAAAGCACTTACTCCAATGGGAACAACCATTTTTATTTCTTTGTTCCATATTTGTTTGTTTTTATAAAAACTTCTTAAGTGTTTGGTAGAAATTGAGTTTGGTGATTTTAGAAAATTATCTGTTATTGCAATGTTACTAGCAAATCGTTTAAAAATGTCTGTAGTTAATTTGATATTGTCGTCTTGGGTTAATATTTGATAATAAACAGATTGATTTAAAATATCCTTTGTTTTACAGAACAAGTATATTTCGTGATGAGACTGTTTATCAAACAAACTGCTTAATTTATGTTTTATATTGATTATCATGTCGTCCTCATACATTGGAATATTCCGTGTTTTGCTGTTTGGAGATGAACTGTCATTAAACGTATATGTTTTTTTAATATTATCACCAATTACGTGGTGGAATTTATATTTCTTTGACATGTATATAAATATATTTGATTATATTTATATAAAAATGAATATTATTGTGGCTATGTGTAAAAACAGAGGAATTGGTATAAATGGAATGTTGCCTTGGTCATTAAAAGAAGATATGCGTTTTTTTAGAAATAAGACGATTGGGAATGGTAACAATGCTATTATAATGGGTAGAAAAACATTCGACAGTATACCAAATACTCTTCCTAAAAGAAGAAATTATGTGATTTCTTCTACTAAACATAATGACTTAGAACCCGATAATGTTACAGTGTATTCCGACATAATTCAAGCAAACTACGATATTGTAACCAGAAAATATGGATATGATGATATATGGGTGGTTGGAGGAGAACAACTCTACAACTGGTATATATGTAATAATTTAATAAAGGATGTATATGTTACTAATATACTAGAAGACTATGAATGTACTAGTTTTTTTCCTACATTACCGGGTACATTTAAAAAAATAGAGTCGGGTAATGTAATACTCTCTAAAGAAAATAAAATACCATATAATATTGATGTATATAGAAATAAGTTCTACAATTTAAAAACACACGACGAGTTGCGCTTTGAATTTTTAAAAGAGTTAGATAGAGTCGGATATTATGGTTTGATATAATTTAAACATATATTAATGAATTTTTAAGAATATATGTTTGATATAATTGTATTTATTAGAATGTTTACAAGTCAAAATATGGATTGTCTGTAATAGTCATACCACAATACGGTTGAGGATTTTTTTTGTAGTCAATTGGATTGTATATACCTTCTTTTTTTGCTTCTTTTAACAGAAATTTAAAGTTACTCCAAAATTCTTCTGTGTGACCTACTGACTTTGTTGCTAAATGAGACAACTCGTGGATGGCTACAAAGGTGAGCGTGTTTTCGTCAATAAGTTTGTTTCCTTTTTTGGTTGTAGTAGTGCAAAATGCTAATTTCTCTCCCTTATTCTCAGAGTAAGCAGTATATGAACTTGTTGGTAATGTTTCGTATATTTGCTTGGGATTGAAATTGTTTACCAATCGCTGTATATTTTTTCTTTCAGGGTAATTTTTTTTCATATGTAATACTAATGTTTTCATATTGTTAGTGACTTTCGCTAGTAAATCAGCAACCAATTCTAATTTGTTTCGTTCCCTAACGCAATATTTATTACCGTCAATATCCGATACAATACATTTCAATTGAAACATATCGGATTCATTGTATATTTTAAGAATGATAATGGTAATAAAAACAAAAATAATTATTGCAAATATATTTATTTTCATATTTATATAATGTATCTAAAATAAGAATATCAAAATTAATTATGAGGTAATATAGGTATAATATAGGTATAATATAGGTCTAATATAGGTGTAATATAGGTGTAATATAGGTGTAATATAGGTTATATAATGTTATATAGTATATAATGTTATATAATGTAGTTGATACATTGAGAAAATCTATTTAATTAATAAATTAGGCGCTGCTTCCAATTTCAAGAGGGCGTCGGTGGGTATCAGACGTGATAGTGCTGGTGTTCCATGGACCAGTGTTAATACGGGGGTTAGGGGGTTCACTACGTACTTGAAGGTTGGCATTTCGCAAACTGGTTCCAACAGTGTTAATACCGATATGGTGTCCAGATCGCAACAAGTTGACATTCATTAAATCACCGCTTCCAGATGGATTCATCTTTGAGAATTCTGTATTTCCATCGGCAGGAAGTAAATCCTTTGGGTTGCTGATTTGCTTGGAAGCACAACTTGGAGGAAGGTTCTGCATATCAGTATTTAATCCATTTACATTTGCTTCAGTTGGTTGGTCGGCAACAGAAGGTTTGTAGTTGTTAATGGATGGACCAGCTACCTTTTTGGCATCCATGTTACCCATGGAGTCCAGTCCAAGACTGGATTTGATACGTTCGTAATCCATCACAACATATACGACAGCAACAATTGCTAAAACAATCAAAATATTACTACTATTTTTGGACTTAAACAGGGATTTGACATCTTTTAAAAAAGCCATTTATATAAAATCAAAACATAAAATTTTTTTACAAAACGTCTTTTAACTAAATAAATTGTATTTTATAAATTGGTTTATGGTTGTTTTTTTTGAGAGAAAAACATTCAAAATAGTCGATTGTAATTTTGAAGATTACAATTCAAAATTTAATTCACCAAAATTATCATCGTCTTCATCTACTTCTTGTATCATATATTTATTTTTGATGGTTTTTAATTCTAAATATGCTTGTATTGCTTTAATTTTGGTAGCTTTTGCCTTTGCCAATGCTTGTCGATACATATCTAAATAAACCGTATCAGGTTTTTTAAGTTGAACCATGTCTTCCTCTTCTGGAATTTGTAAATCTACTTCCTTTATTTCTAAACTATTCATATTTAAATATGTGGAATTAGGAATATTTGTTGTATCTTCCACTTTATTTGTCATTTCTTCTAAATTAGAAGCAGATTGCGAAACCATATCTTCTGTCTCAGAATCCGTGTTGGGATATTGTTCATGTGAATCAATTGTATCAAACAAGGTTGATTTGTTTGTATTTTGTTCCAGTATTTCTAAATCATCTGTGTCTTTTTCGTTATCTGGTTCTTTCTCAACCGTTTCAGATTCTGTAGTTGTTAAATCTACCGATGACTTATCCGATGAAATAATGTGTTCGTTTAATATTTCGGGTGTTTCTGTTTGTTGAGAAGGGGGTATAATTGGTATACTCGTTAAATCTTTTACTTTTTCTAAATCTATATTCGTGGTTGGTTCTTCGACGGAGGAGTCCGTTATTTCGGTAGACGATACGTGATTTGGTTTTGTGACACTAATTAAACATTTGTTAAACATTGTTTTTTTTTCTTCCAATACCATTATTTGTCGTAAACAATAGTTAATGTGAAAACTGCTACTTGAAAATTTCAATCCAGTAATTTCAACAATGGTAATGATGTTGGAACTAGGAAGAATACTATCAATATTTACTTGTTCTTGATTGCTGTTGTATACGCTAACCGTCTTCTGAACATTTTTTACAGTTCCTACATATGTTCTTAAATAAAAGTTTTGTTTTGTTTGTTTGATACTATCGTTCCAATTGTATTCAATGTCTTCCATTGAAGGAGGGTCTTGAAACCATAGTTCGTTTTTCTCAAATACTTTATCCCTTACAATTGTTTCTAAATTTTCCACAAATTCTATAACGTTACTATGGTCGTAGTTAAATAGTAAGTCACAATAATAGCGTTTCCCACTGGTTACAACCCCTCTTTTGGTACTACATGTTGGCATTTGAAACAATAATGGATTATTGTTTAACGTCATTTTTGCTAAATAAGACCCTCCTTGAATAGGAACCGGGGAGTGTAATTTTATATTATGCAGTGTACTTTCATCTAAATTATTAATATCCAATAGATATTCCATTAATGTAAATAATATTATTATTATAACTTTAATACGATTTATAATTAAAATAATTATGTATAAGACATATAAATGGATAT